CTATTGGTGTCGGTGCATCAGTGCTCGACAGCATCTACAACTTCGTTCCGCCAACCATTTCCGTCGTCGGCATTCATGGTAACGCGAAGTCAGGGGACTCCACGAAGTGGTACAACTACCGTGCAGCCATGTACGACCAGTTTGCCAAGGCTGTCGCTGATGGAAGGGTGTATCTTCCTGACGACGACGAGCTGCATAACGAGATTGCGTCGATCAAATATGAGTACCGTGGGTCCGCGCTGCTCATTGAGTCGAAAGAGAATATGCGTAAGCGTGGCATTAAGTCCCCTGACGTTCTTGATGCTGTTATTTATGCATACCAAAACATTGGCGCAATTATGGCAGGCGACTCCGAGGGACAATACTTTTCACCAGATGATTTGTTGGATGCCGATGACCTCTCGGACTTCATGTTTGAGGATGAATTGGCTTACTTTATTGCGTGATAGGCTTAGTTTATGAAGTACGAGCAGAAACTTACCGAGGCTTTGGGGGCTTATTCTGAGTCCCTTGCCCGCCTTCGACAGGAGGACATCGGCTGGGTGTCGTTGTCTGCTGTCGAGGGTGCTGACTCGCTTATTACTCTTGATGTTATCCGGGATCATTCTGCACGCGCACGTCGCTTGGCCACGCTGAATCCGATTGTCAAGCGTGGCCTTGTCGTCCGCAACGCCTACATGTGGTCCGACCCGGTTGTGTATAAGGGTGCGACAAGGCCTGCACGTAAGGTGATCGACGAGAACGCTAAGGCGTGCTTCAGTGTGCAGGCTCGTGTCCGTGATGAGCAGGCTTTCAACACGGATGGCTGTGTTATCTACCTTGTCGATAAGACGACGAAGACGGTCACGCCTATCCCTTTGATGCGTCTTGGTGGTGTTGCCACTGATGATGTGACCGGGGATGTCGTTGCACTGCTTATTAATCCTGCGACTACGGGGGACCCTCAGTGGTACATGCTGTGGGATCGCCCGGGCGTGACGATTAATGCCGCGAACTACAAGGTGAATCACCGCCTGACTGCTGTGTATGCGACAGTGAACCGGCTAAGTGCTGAACATTATGGCAAGCCTGATCTGATGGGTGCGTTGAATTATGCTCAGGCTTATAAGGAGCATCTGGAAATTGCACGCATGATGCAGAAGTCCTTGTCGCGCCTGGCTTTCAAAGCGAAGTCCGTGAATGCCAAGCAGCAGCAGGCCGTGACGGCTCGTATGGCTGGCATGGGTGTCGGCGGCACTGCCTCGATTGGGGCTGGGCAGGACATTCAGGCGATTACGAAGGCCGGTGCTGGTGTCGATTTCTCTGCTGGCACGCCTCTTGCGGCTATGGTGTCGGCTGCTCTCGATATCCCCTTGTCGGTGTTGCTGACGGATGGCTCTGCTGGTGGACGACAGGGCGCTGAGACTGCTCTGGAAGACCCGACCTTCAAGGCGTTGGAGCTTCGTCGTCAGCTTCATATCGACATGCTTAATGAGGTTGCGCAGGCTCTTGGTATTAAGATCAATGTCGAGTACGGTTCGATCAATAATGACCAGACGCATCGTCGCATTCAATCTCTGACGCTTGCGTACCAGAATGGTGCGTTGCATCAGGTTGAAATGCGCTCCGGTGTATTGCAGTTGTTGAAGATTGCTGGCTCTTTGCCGTTGGAGGATTTGCCTGAGTTGCCTTCTGAGGATGAGGGCAAGGAAGACTCGACATCGACAAAGAGTGATGACGAGACCAAGGACGGGCGTGCGACAGGTGTCGGCCCCCTGTCGGACGGAACAAACGACAATAGGAATAGGGGGACCGATGCATAAGCTGCACGAGTCTTTCTCACCGGAGGCTAGTTCTCTGGGTGATGGGAAGTATCGGATTCGCATTATCGTGCCGGGTCAGGGTTCGAGTGGTATTTACACTGCTGAGAACTTGGCTGAGTCTGCGCCTTTGTTTAAGGCTGGCACTGAGATGTTCATTGACCATCCGACAGAAACCGAGGAGTGGGAGCGCCCGGAGCGTTCTATTCGTGACTATGCTGGTGTCTTCTTGGAGGATGCTACTGTCGGAGAAGATGGTGCACTCTATACGGTGTGCAAAGTCTTTTCAGGCGTAAATGAGCTAATCAAGGATAAGTGGGAGCATATTGGTGTTTCTATTAATGCTTGGTGTGCTGACCCTATTAGTGAGGATGGTATTGTTCCACCTATTGCTGGTGTGCGTTCAGTTGACTTTGTGACTACTCCGGGTGCAGGTGGAGCTATTATCGATCTGCTAGAATCTAATCGAAACGACAATTACGTTAAGGAGGCGGGCATGGACAAGGAGATCGAGTCCAAGTTCGATGAGCTGAAGGCTTCTCTTATTGAAGCTCTCAGCTCTAAGCTCGAAGCTGCTATGGCTACTATTCAGGAGGCCAAGGCAGAAGAGCCTACCGAAGAGGCATCTGTCGATGTTGATTCGGTTCTTGAGGCTGGCCGCAAGATTGCTGAGTCTGGTTTGCCGGAGGCTGCCATCGTGCGTGTTCGTGAGGCCGTGAAGGCTGGTGCGGATGTTGATTCCGCTTTGGAGTCTGAGCGTGCTTATCTGAAGGAGGCTGTGGCGGCTACTGCTACCCCGGTTGACGACAAGCCTGTCAATACTTTCAAGAAGATCGGTTGGTGATCACTGTGGCGGTTATGCCTATTAAGGTTCCGGTTGTCAAGGACAATCAGATTTTCGAGTACTCGGATACTCTTTCTCTGCCTGTCGATGCAACGCAGGCTCATCTTGAGCCGGGTGATGTCGTTGTCATTAATAAGACGAACGGCATTGCTGGCATTCTTCAGTCGAAGGTTCGCCCGACGACTGCTGAGCCTGAGAAGACTCTCGGTGAGGTCCTGACTGCTCCGACCTATGGCCTGAATGGCCCCGGCTACGCCTCTGTGCGTGTCGCCGGTGGTGTATTCGAGTTGACCGGCAAGGTCGCTGCTGATGCCAAGGCCGGTGACCTTGTGTACGTGAAGGCTGCGACGGGTGCTGGCACCAAGCCTGTTGTGACGACCGTCAAGACGGGTGCGGATGTCATTATTGGCTGGCTGAAGGAGCCGGTGTCGTCCGCTTCTGTCGATCAGAAGATGCAGGTTGTCCTTGCGCCTGCAAAGACCGCCTGATAGGAGGCAATTAAAGTGCGTTTCAAGAACCAGGAAGACTTCAATACTCAGTTGGCTGAGGCCCTTGCAGGTGACCGTCTTGCACAGGCTCGCCTGAAGGAAGCCATCACCTCTGACCAGCTCGCACCTATGTTTGTCAAGGCTGCGAACGTGCGCTTCCAGGAGTACTTCGACTCCTACAACACCCTGTGGGGCAATATTGCGACGAAGGAGCTGCTGACGGATTTCCGTCCGGCTTCGCTGCTGTCGCTGAAGCCTGACTCCACGACTGTGCCCGTCGACAATGGGGGCTACAAGCACCCTGTCGGCACGCTTCCTCATGTCCCTGAACTTACCCCCTACCCCACGATGAGCTATCAGGCAGAGGGCGCGTTCATTACCACCAGCAAACATGGTGCGCGCATCCAATTCTCGTTCGAGTCGTTCATCAACGACGAGTGGAATGTGATTGCGCGTTTCCCGAAGGATGCTGCGACGTTGGCTGCTCGCACGGAGGACCTGCTGGTTCTGCTTCAGATTTTCGATCCCACTACGAAGTCTCTTCGTGCGGATGTGTTTAATGACGCCAACAAGACGAAGGCTGACTTCACGACCGTTCCGGACGAGTTCACTGGTGGCACGGGTGCTGGTGGTGTCGGTGGCGTGAAGAACGCAGCATTGAGCTTCGATGCCATTGTGGCCGCACGCTACCAGGCTCTTGCGACCATCCGTGATGGCCACTCGACGTACGTCCCCGAGGGTTTCGTGCTGGTGACCAACCCGGCTCTGGCCGAGGTCGCCAAGAACTACACCCTCATCAATGAGATTCGTACGCAGGTTGGCAAGCGCACGGAGATCAAGGCGAACCCGCTGAAGGGTCTTGAGGTGCTTTCCTCTGACCTCATCTCGGTTGTCGGTGGCGAGAAGGCATGGGTCCTCTTGCCGAAGGGCGGTCGCGCCAATGGCAAGACTGTCTTGGCCAAGACGGGTATGATGGGTCGTGAGGCTCCTGAGCTTCGCATCCATAACAAGACCGGCCAGATGCTTGGCGGCGGGGATGTTAACCCGTACGAGGGCAGCTTCGACAATGACGACATCGAGATTCGTATTCGTCAGATTGCCGGTGCGGGCCTTGTCCGTTATGATGGCGTTATTGGGTCTACGGGCCTGAACTCCTGACGGATTGATTGAACCCCCTATGGCTTTTGCTGTAGGGGGTTCAGTTATACTTAGATCATGATTGACTACACTTCTCCTATTGGCCAGGTAAGGGTTCTTATTCCTGACTTGCGTAAGTTGGAGGACTTGCGTGATCTTCGTAATGAGCCTCGCTATTTGTTTACGGATGACGAGATTCTTGCTTTCCTTGCTGTTAACAATGGAAATGTGAAGCGGGCCGCTGCTGATGCATGCGACGCTATCGGCATGGATAAGGCATTGCAGCTTCTCGTCTTGAAGACTGATGATAAGCAGACGGATGGCGCTAAGCTGCTCGACGCCATCGTGAAGCGTGCGAAGACTTTGCGGGAGCAGGCAAAGGAAGACGACGAGAACAACCTGTCGTTTGATGTCATCATGCCGTCGTATGATCCTGTTGATTGGGTGGTGAACTTCTAATGGCGCTGTCGATCAACCCTAATATCCATCCGCTGTTTGTGACTCTTGCTCATTATCCTTTGGAATTGTTGTCGAATAGCAAGATCAGTGTGTATTCGACTCCGGATTCTGTCGAGCACGAGTGGGACCCTGAGCACGGACTACATAAACAGGAGAATCTGCCTATCTGGGTTGGGTGGGCGAATGTGACGCCTAACGTTGACTGGCGTGCTCGTAACCGTGAGTGGGCTGGTGAAGTGACGGGCGTGCACGCGTATCGTATTCAGCTTCTTCATATCGACAAGAATGAGACTGTGAACAGGCATCTGTGGGGTGATCCTGAGATGCGTGTGTCGTTTGCAGAGGGTATGCGTGTCGTGATTAATAAGTCTCCTGCTGACCCTCGACAGAATGGGTTGAAACTGGTTGTACGTAACGCCGTGTTCGACTCGTTGCCGTGGCAGCCAACACTATTGTGTGACTTTGAGACGGGGGATACTAATGGCCAGAACTAAGAAGTCTGTCCGCTTTGATGGGCGTGTCGCTGGCATTAAGGTCACTGTCGAGTCTGACCGGTATGGTGTCGCCGCTCGTGCAAAGAAGAAGATTATTGACGCCGCGTGGAAGCGTGTGAATGAGGCTGCTCAGGCTGCTGCTGTCGCTTCCACTGAGTATGGCCGAGCGTTGATCGATACGGATCCTCGGCGTGTCGAGACAGGCTATATGCGCGATACGTTCAGTGTCGATGCGTCTAAGGGCGGCAAGGTCGTGGAGATCGGTTGGCATAAGTGGGCGCGCGAGAAACCCTACTACTCATGGCAGGAGAATGGTACTCAGGGTAATAGGACGACAGGGTACTTGCGTTCCGGTTTGCGTGGCAAGGCGAAGAAGTCTGCGGGTAAGGGTATTACTCCAGCGAAGTACCTGCCTCGTGTGACGAGGGTGTTCCGTGAAGAGTTTTATGGGAGGTTGAAGTGAGGGATCGTACACTTGAGTTCGACACGGCCTGTCTTGATCTGTTGCGGGGTATCCGGGATGTTGAGGTCTACGAATCTTTTGCTCGTGATGTGAAGAAGCCTTTGCACATTGTGTACCACGGTGGGGCGGAAATTAACCGTTATTTGAATTCGTATCTGTCGATGGCAGGACACACTCAGGATGTGTATGAGCATCCTTTTTATGTGGATGTTTATGCTGAGAATAAGCAGATGCTCGACCGGCTGGTGTCGATTGTGAAGGAAAAGCTCATTGGTGCTGTGTTGATTGACGGGTCGAATGAGGTGAACATTGCGGCTTCTGTCGGTTCGACAGCGGATCATGATTCGACATTGCGGCCTACTGTTTATCAGCGGCATATGAGTTTCTATGTGAACCTAGATAGGGGGGATTGATATGCGAGTACGGAATATCCACACGGGTATTGTGTGCGAAAAGTCTAAGGACATGCTGTCGGTGTTGCCCGATATGTATGAGCCTGTTGATGATGATACGCCCGTAACACAGCCTAAGTGCTGTGGTGCGGATGATATCATTGATATTGACAATACGACGGATCAGGAGGACTGATTATGCCTAAGATGCTTTCTCCGAATACCACTGTTTGGTGGATTTCGGCTGACAGTGTTACCAACGTGGATGACCTTTTTAAGGCTGCCACTTACACGGGTGCCTCGGCTAAGGCCGTGGACATTTCGTGTGCCATTGCAGCTGGTATGACGCTTGGCGCAACCGACTCGGACACGGATGACTCGCGTTCCATTTGCGACTCCGGAAACGCGAAGACCCCTACGGTGTCGAACTATGAAGCGTCGCTGACCTTCTTCCGTGAGGCGATTGCACCCGGCCAGAAGGCAGCTGGCAACACGAGCGTCTACGACAAGGCGTTCCAGCTTTTCAAGCGGGGTGTCCTTGATGGCCTGAACGAGGGCTACCTTGCTCAGCGTATCGGCTTCCGACAGGGCACCCCTGTCGAGGCTGGCATGGAGATCAGCGTGTTCAAGGTTGTCGCAGACAACCCGAAGGACGAACTGGGTGATGGCGATAAGCCCATCCAGTTCACTGTGCCATTCCTGCCTCAGGGCTACATGGAACTGAATAAGGCCATCGCGGCCTGATAGAATACCCCCGTACCTCCGAGGTGCGGGGGTATTCTCATATCTGATTGGAGTAGACATCATGCCTTTTGAACTGTCTAAGATCATCTCGTCGATCAAGCCCACTGTGAAGGCCATCGACGTGCCATTGAACACTGAGGATGCTGAGCGCTTCCTAGCGCTGACTGAGGCCGCAAAGTCTGCCCTTGTCGCACAGAACACTACAGCTCGCTCTATTACGGATGTGGGTCCTGGTGTGGCATTCCAGGAGGAGCTTGATGAGCTGCGCAAGCAGACGATTACTCTTCGTCTTCGTGCCCTGTCGAATAAGGAGCTTCAGGTGTTGAAGCGTCGCGTGTGGACAGATCCTGTCTTTTCAACGAAGAACAAGAATGCCGATGAGAAAGCAGTCATTGATGTCGAGCGTGAGGATCGACTGATGGAGTACATCGTCGCGCACGCCTGTGTCGAAGTCATCGACAACTCGACTGGTGAGTCTCAGAAGGGGCTGTCAGACGAAGAGGCTGCTGAGCTTCGTGGTGCACTTCCTGAGTTCTCGTGGCAGGAGATTTGCAAGACCTGGAATGACGCTCAGACGTTGGGTGTCGTTATGTCGGAGGCGATCAGTGACCCAACGTTTCGTGGGGACGGAGCTGTCGAAGCAGGAGAATCAGTGGATGCTCTTGCTTCTGAAGACCGCGAGGGCTGAAGGTAAGCCACCAACACTGTTTATTGGTGCACATGGTATGTTTGCTCGCACCTTGCCTGTGTGGTTTGGCGACGACAAGGACTACGAGTCGATTCCTCAAACTGAATACACTCCACTTGATCTGGCTTTGTGTGCAGGCTATCAGTATTACCTCGACAGCCTGTGTAACAAATGCGGAACACCTTTGTGGTATGGGCGTAGTGAGCATTCATCCATTGAGTTCCATGTTGAGCACTCAACGTGTTATTCATGTGCTGAGCTTGAGATGTATCGAGAGAAGCAGAGGGATTCAAGACCTGGTGAAAACACCTACACAGTGATGAATACTGTCGAGTATTCAGATGGCTCAAAGGAACCAATGCCTTCTCCTTTGGAGGCGTTGGAGTTCGTTAAGTGAGAATTGTCCCTGGTATCATTGAAGTGGTACCGGGGACATTTCTATGTAGAGGATTAAGACATGAGTGACGAGTCGATCAAGATTGACATTGATGTCAATTCTGCAGGGGCTGAAAAAGCTGCGCGGGATATTAGTGCTCTGGAAAAGCAGATCGGCTCTTTGCAGTCTGCTGTTGCTGCATTGAAGGCCCCGTCTGGTCGTGGTGGTTCTGTTCTTGATTCGCTGCAGCTTAATAGTGCCAAGGTCAAGAACATGCGTGAGACGGCGACAGCATTGAAGTCTGTTGCTGATGGCCTGTCATCTGTGTCGCGTGCCGGGGACGGCATGACGAAGGTTGACTTGGCTGGTGGTGTCGATAAGGCTGTATCAGCGTACCGTCGTTTTGTGCGCGAAATGCAGGCCAGCAATAAGCTGACGAATGATCACATTCAAAAGCTGAAGGATACTGCTGCTGCGATGCGTGATGTCGCATCAGCGACTAATGCTATGGCTACTGCTGAGGATAAGGCGAAGCGTGCGCAGGCCGCGTTGAACCAGTCGCAGGCTCGTAAGACCGAGGCTCAGGCTGAGAAGCTTCGCGCGCAGGCAACAGTGAAGCGCGAGGATAACGCTATCCCATTGCAGCAACAGAAGGGCCGGGACGACCGTAACTTGGTGAAGGCGAAGGGCAATGAGGCTGCTCGTCTTGCCGAAATCCAGGCTGCTGCGCAGTTGCAGCAGGCCGAGCTGAAGCTTGCTGGCGTGACTGCTAGCGCTGAGGCGAAGCGTGAGGCTGCTGCTGTCGCTGCGTCTGCGCGTATTGCTGCTGCTCGTGAGGCTGAAGCTGGTCGTACGCAGCGTGCCATTATTAAGGAGCAGGGTTCTGGCGAGCGCCAGGCAATGCGCGTTAATGCATCTGCGGCGAAAGCACAGCTCCGTGCGAACGAGCAGGCTATTGAGAATGTGCGTTATGCTGCTCGTGACACAGCGGTGTATTACGGGACGATTACGGCTGGCCTTGGCACGCTGGTGTCGGCTGCTGTGCAGGCTGGTATTGCTCAGGAGCGTGCGTTCGCCGACGTGAAGCGCACCGCACAGGGCACGACACAGGATTTGAATGAGTTGCGTAAGGCATACACGGATTTGTCTACGCAGAAGGTTGTGACCCCATTTGCTGATCTTGCGAAGATCGGCACGCTCGGCGCGCAGATGAACATTCCAACGAAGGACCTGAAGGACTTCACGACTGCTGTCGCTGAGTTCTCGACGGTTACGGAGATGGATGTCGAGGCTGCAACGACAGCATTTGGTCGTTTCGGCCAGATGATGGGCGGCTTGCAGGAGTCCTCCAAAGGCGCGGGGGACGGCTACAAGATTCTCGCGAACCAGGTTGCTGACCTTGGTGCGAAGTCTGTTGCGACGGAGCCTGAGATTGCCAACATGATGGTGAGCATTGCCGCGCAGGGTAAGAGTGCGGGCTTTACTCAGAACCAGATTTTGGCCCTGTCGTCTACGCTGTCGTCGCTCGCTATTCCGAAGGAGTGGGCGCGCGGTTCGTTGCAGCGTATCTTCAACTCGATCAACGCGGCTGCTGCTGAGGGCGGCGACGCTATGCACACATATGCGCGCGCTGTCGGTGTGACGGATGCCGAGTTCCAGAAGCTGTGGCGTGATGATCCGAATAAGGTGTTCCAGGGCATCTTGCAGAACCTTGCGGGCATCAGCGACAAGGTGCAGAAGGCTCAGGCTATTAAGGATTTGGGCTTTAAGAACGTGCGTGACGTGGAGCTGCTGTCGCGTATGTCGAACAGTGTCGGCTTGTATGTGGAGCAGTTGCAGGAGGCTGAGCGAGCGTCGAAGAATACGTCGTTCATTGATGACTCGATGTCGATTATCACCGACACCATGTCGGCGAAGTTGCAGCAGTTCCAGAACGCTTTGCAGAATGCTGGTGCGGCCATGAACTCTAGTTTCATGGTGCCGATGAAGGCCATTGTTACTGTGGCGACTATGGCTGTAAATGCCTTCGCGAAGCTGCCCGCACCTATTCAGGCGTTCGTTGGTGCTTTGACTGCTGTGGGTATTGCTCGTGTGGGTATGGTGGCAACGAAGGCTACGCTGGTGTCGATGTCTGCGACGTACATGCAGATGGGGTCTCGCGTGATGCAGGCGACGGGTCAGCAAACGTTGTCATGGGGCGCGGTGTGGCAGGCCGTGAAGCAGGCTCAGGGTGGTGTCGTTGCGTACGACGGCGCATTGGCTGCGAATACGAGTACGGCGAATGCTGCTGCTGCCGCAAATCAGCGTCTTGCGGCGTCGGACTCGGCTGTCGCTGCCGCTGCCGGTAAGGCGGCTGCTGCGAAGGAGGCTCAGGCGGCGGCGTCGGCTGTAACGACAGGCGCTCAGGTGGCTGCTGGTGCCGGCCAGGCTGTCGGTGCTTTGTCGAAGCTGTCTGCTGTTGGCTCTGGCTTGATGGCTATGTTTGGTGGGCCATGGGGGTTGGCTATTACGGGCGCGATTACTGCTGCTTCGGTTGCTGCGACGTACCTTGGTGACTCGTTTACGGGGGCGTCGGAGAAGGCTGAGAATCTGAAGGCTGCTGTCGGTGGTTCGTCGGCTATTCTGAAGGCTTTGGCTGAGGATACGAAGGAAGTTGGCTCCGGTGCTCAGACTTCTTTCGCTGAGTTGAACGCTACAATCCAGCAGAACGGCCAGACTCTCACCTCGAATGGTGAGGCACTTGGTTACTACGTGGATAAGTCCGGCCAGGTTGTTCAGACGACACATGCTCAGGCTGAGGCGTTCGGCTATTCGACGCTGAAGATCGGTGAGCACACGCAGGCGCTGATTTCTGATGCCATTCAGGGTTCTGATTCGTTTAAGAACATGTCGAAGGATGTCAAGCAGGCGCTTGTTGACATGGGCTTCTCTTACGCGCAGTATATTAAGTTGGCAACTACGTCGGAGGCTGAGGGCGGAGGTAAAGCCGCTGCTGACGCGTACGTGGATGGGTACATTGCTCAGCTTGAGACCCGCAAGAATGAGCTGATTGCTAAGCTCGATCCTGAGTCTCCCTCCTACGCGACTAAGCGTGCGGATATTGCTTCACAGTTTGAGGACCAGATTAGTGCTCTGAATGAGGTGAAGAGCCAGACTGAGGGCGTCGGAGGCGCAATGCGCGATGCTCTGAACGACGCTCAGCTCTTTGGCCAGGAGATGAGTGAGGCTGGCGACAGCTCTGAGGAGGCGTCGTTCAAGATCGGCGACGCTAAGAACGAGTTCAAGGATCTTGGTGAGGTTCTGCGCTCGGTGCTTGATGAAATGTTTTCGTCGACAGATGCGGCTGCTGCTCTCGACAGTGCTTTGCAGCAGGTGTATGAGTCGATGCAGACCAATGGTACGTCGATGGACCCGAACTCTGCTGAGGGTCAGGCGAACATTGCTGCTATTGAGGACTATTTCCAGGCGATGGGTAATGCTGCTGCTGCTGGCATTGAGGAGATGGGTCTGACGGGTGAGGAGGCGTACCAGTACGCTCAGCAGTCGATCCAGGACACGATCGATTACCTGTCGGCTCAGGGGTTCGACATGAGCGCGTTCGAGGCTCAGCGTGACACGATGGCGGCGATTATTGCCCAGCCGTATCAGTCGGGTGAGGTGGATCATTCGGCGACGGATGCGTCGTTGAATGAGATGGTTGGTAATGCGGCGAACGCGGTGAGCCAGGCTCAGGGTTTCTTGGGTAAGGTGCAGGCTATTTGGCAGTCGATCCAGGGCTATATGTCGAAGATCGGTGGTGCGAAGTCTCTGTCTGGCAAGGGTTCGTTTACTCTTGGTCAGAAGTCGAAGATTCGTACGCCTACGTTTGCTAACCGGAATGCTGGTAAGAGCGCATTCAGTGCTGCGAATTTCCGCGCGAAGCCTCAGCGTTCGTCTGGTGGCGGTGGGCGTGAACGTGCGCCTCGTTCTGGTGGTGGCGGTGGCGGCCATTCACCGTCGTCTCGTGCTCGTAAGGAGACGAAGACTGCTGCTGAGATCTTTGAGGACTTCCTGTCGAGGTTGAAGTCTGCGCTCGACAAGGCGTTGCAGTCGTGGTGGCGTTCGACGACGGCTCAGGACAATTACCACAAGGGCCTTAACTCTTTGCGCAAGGATGTTGAGAATACGACGAGCAAGATCAAGAATCTTCGTAAGGAGAATGAGAAGCTTGCGTCGGATATGCGTCGGGCTCAGCAGGAGCTCCATGATGCCGAGTTCTTCCATGCTGTCGCCGTGAAGTATGGCGACGAGGAGCGTATGCAGTCTACTCAGACTGATATCGATGAGGCAAAGCAGAAGATCAACGAGTCTCAGACAAAGATTGGCGAGAACGACAAGGAGATTTCGACTCTTCAGGCTGGCCAGTTTGCGTTGAAGGGGTACACGGAGGCGGCTATTGCTAACCGTGAGGCGTTGAAGAGTTTGCAGTCTCAAATGATTGGTCTGATTGAGGCTTATGCTGCTGCTGGTCATTCGACACAGGAGATCGAGGCGTATACGCAGTCGCTGAAGCAGCAGTTCATCTCCCAGGTGACTCAGCTGGGCTATAACCAGGGTGAGGTGACTGAGTTGGCTGGTGCGTTCGACAGCCTGACGGGGACGATCGGTCAGGTTCCTCGTGATGTTCGTGAGAACGTGACAGATAATGGGACTGTCGGTGCGACTCAGGGCGCTATTGATGGTATTCATGCTGATCCTGTGACTGTTCCGGTGCAGCCTTCGCAGTCTACGATTACTGTTCGGATGCGAGTTGTTCCTGATTTGAGTCAGGTTTTGACTGGTAAGCGTCATTGGGGTAAGGCGGGTCCTTGGGCTGATGGTTATCAGTTCTTTGATGGTGGTCTGATTCCGTCTAGGGGTTTTGCTTCTGGTGGTTTGGTGCCGGGTCGGCCTCCGGCTAATCCGAAGGCCGACAATCTGCTGGCCGCGAATGGCAATGGGCTGTTTAGTGTGCGCAGTGGTGAGTATGTGGTTAGCCAGCCTGCTGTAGATTTCTACGGTAAGGGCTTCATGAATGCCCTTAACACGATGCAGGTGCCAGTAATGTCTGGTAGTGGCTATTCTGCTGGCGCTGGTGATGGGCTTGTTACAATTAATCCAGCACAGTTTAATGAGCTTGTCAGGGCTGTTTCGACGACAGTCATGTTGAATGGCCGAGCTATTAGCAAGAACATCGACAGTAATAACGTGAGGAGTGGTAACCGTGGCGTCTACTAAGAGGGGTTGCGCGACTCGTGAGGTTTATTTCGCGGTTGGGAAGTTTACGTCGTGGTTTCCGGCTCCGGATGAGTCCCCGACAGCGGATAGTGTGCAGTTTGGTAGTGATTCGACAACGTTGCTGAATGGCTTTGCGTCGATTAATGGTTCTGTGTATGGTCATCGGAAGTATGAGTTGAATTGGTCGTACTTGAATCGTGATCAGGCTGAGCTGTTTCGTCGTTTGTTTTTGAATCGTGGGGATGAGTGGGTGTCGTATGCTGATCCTTTCTCGTTCAATAATATGTTGTCGCCTTTGATGGGTTTACCTTATTTGCATGTTCACGCTGGTACTCCGTTCGCGTATAACGATTGGGGTAAGCAGGCTTTGTTTGTGTCGGATGATATTGATGAGAAGTCCCAGCATCCTACTGTTGTGTATAAGCCTGACCCTTTTGCTGTTAACAATCAGTTGGGTCATGTGTTTAATAAGCTGAATGCTCGTCAGGCGTCTTTGGCGTTGAGCAAGGTTGGCACGTACACGGAGCGTGTCGTTGTTCCTGAGGGTTATTATGGGACGTTCTTCGCGTCGGGCTATGAGGATGGTAAGCAGCCATTTAAGTGGTCGTTGCAGCGTGTCGATGGTGGGACACCCGGTACTGTCGTTACACAGTTGAAGAATCAGGTTTTCAGTATGAATGAGGGCTTGTGGGAGATTACGATGCGCCCTGGCCAGGATGGCCAGTTGTCGTGGTGTGGTCTTCGTATTACGCCGTATGATACCGCCCAGATACTGGCTGGTCCTCCTGAATACGAGTTCTCGTATCCAGCTGGCGGTGGGAATATGAAGGTTGTTCCTGGGTCTGCGCGTCTTGTGACGGTTAATAATGCTCGTGGCCATTTTTCTGCTTCGGTTTCTTTGGAGGAGTGCTACTCATGGTGATGCGTGTTTTCGGGATTCCTGCTGGCCAGCTTACGAACTGGTCTGTGCAGGAGGATGGTGTGTCGCTGGATCGCGATCAGTCGTCTGGTGGCTTCTCTGAGTACTCGTTGGAGGGTGCTGGTGGTATTGAGCCTGCCCTTGTTGTGAATAAGGATGTTGTGCTGAGTGATTTGCGTTTTGGGCGTACTCATGCTGTCGCACGCGCTTTGACGACAGGGCCTTGGTCGTGGTCTGTGACGTTGAATGATCCTTTTTATCTGCTGGATATTGAGGCGACGATTGAGCCTATGGTCTATACAGAGCTAAAGACTATTATTACGAAGTTTTTTAAGGCTGCTGGTGTCGTTGATGTGCCGAAGATCTATATACAGAATTTTCACCTTAGTTCTGTCGCTGGGGGTTTCTTTGCTATTACTAATTCTGCTTTTGATCATATTTATGATTTTTCTGGTGGTAAAGGCAATCTGTGGTCTGTTTTGAAGTCGTGGCTGTCGGCTAATGATCTTCAGATCACGTGGGTATACGACACGGTTGTGGTGTTTAAGAATCATACGGTGTTGACTCGTCTTCAAGGTTACACGTCTGACTATAAGATTTCGTATGAGCAGTCTGAGCCTGTGTCGAGTATTGAGTGCACGTATCGCGAGTCTACCCTTTACAATCTGTTTAGTGGCGGTAATTCCGAGGCTGCTTATTGGATTGATGGGAAGCCTGTTTTTAACCCCTATTCAAAGAATATGCCGGCGCCTACTATTGTGCTGTACCCGAATTATGATCCGAATAAGCCTTATCTGGAGGCTTTGAAGGATCTTGAGGTGCTTTCTGTCGATGCTGGTGAGACGAAGGAATTCGTTCTTGAAGTTCCCGTTCACGTGAAGAGTATTACGTCGCAGCCTGTTTGTGTCATGCCGTATGACTATCCTAGTGGTGCTCGTTCGGTGTATTTCGGGAAGTCAGGTGCCGTTCCTGGTCCGAAGGAGTTTGGTAAAAGCTACTATGTTGTTGTCGGCAAAGATAATAAGCCGATTGTTCCTGCACAGTGGAATGCCGAGGGTGGCAGTGTGTTTGTCGAAGTAGGGGACGAGCCGAATCAGATTAAGGTAACTGTAACGGGCATGCTGAATAAGCGGCTTGCACCGTATCGGTTGGCTGAGTCTGATGGTCAGAACGATTACTCGTTCCTGCGTATCTGTGGTGAGGGTTATCCTTATGTCGAGAAGACTGTCACGTTCTATACGGGGTATCCTCGTAAGACTGATCCGTTGAAGATCAGCAGCCCGTACATCGACACGGTGGATAAGGCTTACGCTGCTTGCGTGTATGCTGCTCAGTCTGCTTTGGGGACGAAGACGAGTCTTGAGTGGTCTGGTATGACACCTTTGAATGAGGCGTATACGGATGTTACGTATGACTTCGAGCGGGAGCCTGTGACTGCAGCTGATGTGACTGCTTTTACGGATGCGCCGTTGCCTGAGAAGGCTACTGAGAAGTGGCCTGAGGGTACGACGATGAAGAAGATCATGGACGACCTACTGAAGTTTACTGCGAATAAGCCTGTGACTGATAAGCCTCAGGTGTTTGGTCGTATGGCGGGGACGTGCGCGCTGTTCGACAGGTACACATGGCAGATTAACTCTGTTGAGTATGGTGAGTCGGGTGTGAACCTGAGTGCTGCTTACATGTTTGATATGCCTCGGGTTGCTGACTTGCCGACACCTCCGGGGATCACACTCGGCCAACTAACGCTGCGGGGCTTTGAGCATCGTGAGGCTCAGTCTGCTTAAGATGTGAGGAAAGGGGCGACACTCATAGCCGGTGTCGCCCCTCCTCTCTTGTGTTATGCGCCGAGGATGCCCGCGAAGTAGGACTGGCCAGCGGGCGTGACGAGGAGCTGTGGCCTGATCTTACCGGCAGGGTCGACACGCTCAGTCAGGATGAGGATTCCGCGGTTGACTGCATCTTGCATGGGGATGATCTTGCCTTGGCCGTTGCGGAACGCGAAGTCGTTGTCGAGGAGCCAGCGACAGAACTTGTTAGGTCCCATGGTCTTGATGGTCTTCGACAGAATCTTGCCGAAGGCGCTGGGTGTGAGGTCTCCTTCTGCTGTTTCGATGGCCTTGCCGAGGGCTGCGACAGGGCGCTGGGCTTCGACTTCTGCTTCGGCCTTGGCGCGTGCCGCTCGTTCTTCCTTGAGGCTGGTTGCGATCTGGATGATGAAGTCGGGGTCGGTGAGGGCTTTCTCGACGGCTTCGGGGGTGAGGTAGCCGCCGTGCTTGCGGATCGAGGGCAAGACTTCGCTGGTGACCCAACGACGGAATGTTTTGGCTCCTTCGACTTTGGAACCGAGGATTGCTGTGTAGAGGCCTGACTCGTTAATAATTGTCACCTCCTGGATTCCTCCAAGGGTACTCGCTGAACGAGTACCCTTTTCATCTGGGTCCAGACGGCGTGTCATATTGTATGCGTCGCGGTATCCGAGAATCCCGGCCACATCGGATGCGACGAACCATGGTTCTCCGTCTTCTGCCATGATGACGCGGATGTCGTTGCCGAGGTGGTTGAAGATGGTGATGTCGTTCATCAGTTGTTCTCCTTCATAGAATTGTTGCTGGGGTGACGTTTCATGGAAGCGTAGCGGCGTCCTGACCCGGGGCGGTTGTTCATCCAGTGCTCGACAGTGTCGATGTGCCAGCCAGGGCGTTCGCCTTCGTAGGTGAGGTAGTAGATGTCGGGCTCGGGCAGCATGCCTTTGCGAAAGTAGCTATTGATGGTGCCAGCCTTGAGGCCGGCGTGCTTGGCGAAGGCGCTGGGGCCGAGGTACTTAGGTGTCATTGGATTTCCTTTCTGTCGTTTCCTTCTGACACAAGTAAGAATAGTCTGTAGCTGAGTATGATACAAGCTATTAGAAAGTGACTCCCGCCATACTGATATACTAAGGGCATGAAACACAACCTCCCCACCCCATCACAACCATGGGGCAACGACATCAACAAACGCCTCGCATCAGTCGAAAACGACCTCATGCTCATCCGTTCGACAGCGAACAACGCAGCGCAGAGCGTCACCTCCCTGGTGTCAGACCGCGCCACCAACGGCGTCGCCAAACCCTTCTACGACGAAGTGAGCATCAGCTCACCCGGTCGAGGACGCGGCGTCGGCGTCAACGAGGATATCTGGTACCGCAGCATCCCGTGGGCAGACTCTGGCCTGTTCATGCAGCTAGCCATCTCCGGATACCTGCGGATACCACTCAGCCTCAAACTCTACAGCGGCTTCAGATACCCTGTCGACGTCTCTGTCGGCGTACGCGGCGGACTCGCCAGCGACACCCGTTACCTACGATGCTTCCTATCATACGAGCCAACAGGAAACGAAAGCCAAGCCATGATGGTAGCCCACATCAACTACAACACCGTCATCGACTACGAGCATTACAAGGATGGTATTGTGGTCGTGAACATGAGTAACTCCAGTGTGCATCCCGAATGGGTATACAACTGGGATTCAACAGCACTACTATCCCTGCAAATCGCAGGAGTGAGGTACTAACATGCCAGTCAACCCCCAAGGTATTTGGACCTATTCCGACAGCGACATCGTACAGTCCTGGCCGGCCTTCATGAACCTCGGCTTCAACACCGTGTCGGATGTCATTAAAGGCCTCCAACAGAACCGTGTCCTCATTGCCAAGAATAACGATGACCAGCGCAACAAGCTCGGCATCATCAACAAGGCCTCTGTCGGTTCGTACGATGTGCTCATATACCGCTCCGACATCAACGAGATGTACCTTGCGACGAACACCGGCATCAAGAAAATCTGGGGTGGTGCTCCCGAGATTAAGTACATCAATGACAATGAGGCTTTCTCGAAGTGGTACCGCTACACTCAGCACGGTGCAGGTGCTACCATCACCCGCAACGTGTCGATCCCTAGCCAGGGCCTATGGCTGTTCTCCAACTGCATTACGTTGGATAACAACGACAGCTCCAAAGACACGAACGTTGACGTCTTCCAAGCCATCGGCGACGGCGTCTTCTATAACGTCGGTACGACAAACACCTACAACCACTCCGAAGGGGTCTTGTCGTTCCGTATGGCCACCATGGCCTACTACGCCTCGGGTCCTCGATCCGTCCCGGTGCAGGTGAAGATCAGCTGCAGCCCCGTGAACAACATCGGTTGGGGCGGCCTGTGCATCGGGGCGTCGAAGATCGGATAAGTATGCTATACTAGGCAACGACAGTTATTCAACATTGTCTGTGTGGATGCTGTGGGTGTTTGGGTACGAGAAAACCCCCTGACTAGTTCTCCTTTCCTAGTCAGGGGGTTTTCTTTATCTAGGCCAGCCGGTGTCGAGTGTCCACTTATGGCGCATCTCGTATACGAGGTAGTACACCAGATGTCTGAATGCGTCGCGTACATCATTCGCATCCTTGTAGTCGACATCCTTGCCGGTGAGCCACCAACCCAGGTTCTTCAGTACAGCGTCCTTCACGAGGCCCTTGGCTTGAGCTGGAGTCTGGTAGTGTACATCATCGACAAGCCAGTCAAGGATAGCGTTCACCTTCACTGGTGTGAGGTCAGCACTAAACTTGTTGCCGGGCCGCAGATCGAACTGCTCAGCCACGACAGTAGCGCCAGGGTACTGGTCAAGGTATCGCTTGATGAGTTCCGCGGTCTGCGTGTGTGTCGAACAGATGAACTGATCGAAGTGCAGAATCTCCACCTCTTCTTCGACACGGGCAACGACAATCCCTGTGTTGACACCGGGATCAATCGCGATGACGGTTTTCATTTTTCTCCTCCCAATTATCGTTCAGAATTTCATACTTCGTATCACACAGTCTGTTTCTGTCAGCCGGTGTCGTTCCACCGAAGACCCCCGACCGGTAACGTTTGCCATCGACAGGTACGTCTTCGAGTGCAAGGCAGTCTTGAAGACACAGTTCTTTGATAGGGCACTGTGAGCAGCAGACCTTTAAGACCTGATAGTAGAACCCTGAGTCGAAGAAAAGCTCAACAGGTACTCCGACACAAGGCGCTTGCTCGTAGGCGTGGATGTCGATCATACTTCCTCCCAATTGTTGCCGACCTCTGCTTCTGCCACGAAGGGCACGCGGTTGAAGACGAGTGTTGCTGCCTTAGACATTTCGCGTTCCATCATGCGTGAGCATTCTTCGACAGTTTCTTCAGGGCATTCGACATAGGTTGCGTCGTGTACGAGGCCAATCAGCTTGGCACCGTATTGCCCTACCTGTTCGTTGATCTTAATTGCTGCGTTGAGGCAGATGTCGTTTGCGGTGGACTGTGGAACAAAAGCGAGTGCTTCGTTCTGTGTCGATGCGTAGTTGGCGTCGGCAACGAAGAGAGGGTTGTATGTCATGCCAAACTTCGTGCGGCGTTTAGCATCTTCCTCCTTCCTGCCCACGCTGTGTCGAACTCGTGTCTGCCAGTCGCGTAGGCCTGTGTATGTGGCAAAATATTGATCGACAACATGCTGTGCTGCTTCGATTGGCTGTTCGAGGGCTGTTGCGATTGCTGGGACGCCTCGTCCGTACCCGACGCCATACACCACGCTCTTTACCAATGCGCGCTTGTTCTTAGCAGTCTTTGGGTGTTCGTGCTTGAACGCCTCGTAATCGGCAATCGTAGGGTACTCGTCCGGCCAAATCTTCGTCATCAGGTCATCGAAGAAGTCAGGCGCGCCCGGCTGAAACGCGGCAATCATGGCCTCATCGTCCGCAATCTCAGCGACAGTGCGTAGCTCAGCCTGAGAGTAGTCACACGAGATGATCTTGTAGCCAGGCTCAGCGACAAGGGCGCGCTTGATACCACTGTCGCGCCCCATCGTCTGAATCGCCGGACCCTTAGCCGACAGACGGCCAGTTTTAGCACCATGAGGCAGGTAGTACGGGTGAATGCGTCCATCCTCACCAACCTTACGGCGCACGTTGGCAATGAACGAGCCAATCACCTTAGCTGCGTAACGATAGGCAAGCAGAGCGTTGATGAACTCGGTCTCCTTGCCTTCACGTCGCAGCTTCTTCAGGTGGTCTGAGTCGAACGACGGGGACGATACGCCCTTGGACTTGAAGTAGTCCTTGATCTGCTTAGGTGACTGGGGGTTAAAGTCCTCGCCCGCGTGTTCACGGAGCACCGTAAGGTTCTCGTCACACTGACGCTTATACTTTTCTTCCAACTCATCGAGTGCTTCGAGCGACACAGCCACACCATTCATCTGCACATCGTTCAGAACCTTGGTGACTTGCATACGGTAACGGTAGTAATCGTACTTTCCACTGTTCTTGAGCATCGCAAGGAAATATTCGTACAGCTTGAAGGTGTATACCGTGTCCATCAGGTTGTACTCGTATAGCTTTTCACGAGGAATGTTCTCGAAGTACGCTCCACCCTTCAGGTACGACTTCGCATCCGAGTCCCAGTCAACAGCACGCAACCAGCGACGAGCGAGAGGCTTCAAGCCATGCTCACCGGCCAGGTTGTCGAGCACGAAGTGCATCAGCAGCGTGTCCTCATTGATGCCAAGCCGCTTCGACAGGTACGGCATGTCGAACGTGCCATTATGGCAGACGACAATACAGTCCCGACACAGGCGCTCAATCAGCTCAGCAGACTCGGAAGTCTCAGCAAGCTCCTCGGGGATCACCACACCGAACTTTCCATTCCACAAGGCAATCGATAGGATGCGACCAGCCGCGAATGTGTCGTTGTCGATGTCACCAGCGGACTCGATGTCGAGAGCAATGACGCTCCCCTTCTTGAAGGAGATGTCCTGGCCCTCCCAGATCACCCAGTCCTTACCGAGTTCCAGGCCAGGATCGATAGGGCCAAGGTAGCCGTACTGAAGCGCCTGAGCAAGGAACAGGACTGCTTGTGGGTTGGTGACGATCTGCTTGGGTGAGAGCGTCTTGTATGCGTCGCCCTTATAGCCCTTCACAGTGCCGAGTGTGATCCTGATGTCTTCGGCCTGTGGATCATCAACGACTTCGATAGGCGTGCCAGCAGGAAGGCCTGAGACAGCTCTAGCTCTCTTTAGCAGAACTGTGACAAGCACAGGCAGCTTGTCGCAGTCTTCAGTCAGAATCTTCATACCTGGCCACCTATGTATTTGATGAAACGGTCACTATTCTTTTTCCCTTGAATAACTTCCTGGACGACACCACGCGCCTGAGCATATGTGATGATTTCTTTCAGCTCCTTCATTCCGTTGATTTCCGACTGGAACTTCAGAAGAATCTTCGGGATTGGCACGAGGCCATTATCTGAGCGAGCAATGAAGCCAATGAACTTATCCACCTTGTTGCTGAAGTTGGAGTTCTTGACGTGGTGAATAAACACCTCGTTCGACGCCATCCAGATGGGTGCTAAGGCAATGGCCTTGAGCATGTGTCGCATCGACACAACGACACCACCATGAGCATTAGGGCCGTTGTACATGGCGAGCAGGGCAGCGATGCGTAGGACAGAGAACGTCATACGCTCAGTACCAGGGAACAGCTCACGGCTACTCAAGACGTGCTGAGCAGCCATCACCTTGGCTTCCTCGGAGAATTCAATCCAGCGCTCAAACACGCCCGGCTCGAATTCGACAGGGACACGGACTTCCTCGTGTGCTAGAGACCTGGACTGGCGTGCGCTGAAGTGCGTTTCGAACTTAGTCGTTGCCTTGATGAGGTTCGACAACAAACGATCCCGCATCGCATCAGCAAGCTTACCTGTCGAAGGATTAACAGCAACCAGCTTCACGTCCTGTGAGGACGTAATGTAGTGGTCCCGTTCATCGACAACAACAAGGCAGCGCGGCGTAAAGCCAGACTCAACTCGTTCTTTCGTCAGGTGCTTCGCGGACTGGTCAAGGATACCTGTCCCGTAGAACGTCATGTAGTACGGCGTCGCTGTCTGGTACGCGACCTTGCCGCCCTTGTCCTTACGTGCGACAGCGGGGATATACCCGTCGTAGCTCTTGGTGAGGAACGGCATCATGGAGGACATGTAGCTGCCCCTTTGTGCAGCATGTGCGAAGAAGTCCTGCACCTCGTCGATTGCGTACAGGCCAGACTCCTTCGGCTTGGTGCGAAGGTATGCCGACAGGGCCTCACCTGTTGAATCCTCCGGTGCAATGAAAGTGTCTGCCCCTTTACCAACACCGATAGCAACGTCCCGCATAATGCCTTCTGCGAGGCGTAGTGATGTTGACTTGCGGGACTGGGTGGTGCGTCCTAGTACCAGGAAGTATAGGTTCAATGGCATCCGTTGGACGTTGATGGGCAGGAAGGCGTTCTTCCCGCACACTGAGAAAGGGAGTGCGAGAGCGCCCGCGTAGTGGAATTGCTGGGGGGCCATTGCTGACTGATCTGCAGCCCACAAGGCGAACTGGTCAACGAAGAGACCCATTGGTTCCTGCTCGTTCTCATGTAGGAAGTTCACATTCTGAAGGGTTAGCTCCCGTGATTCACTGAGAAGATACGAGGAGCCGACCTTGGTAGTAGCTTCCAGCTCCTTCTCAGATGGCCCGTTGTGCTGTGCCTTCCATCGGGCATGATCCCGGTTGATCTGCTTCCACAGGTAGCCGTCGCCTCTCCCGTCCATGGCGAACTTGTTGAATTCCGTCTCGCGCACGACAGCGAAGGCTTCGACAATTGAGCAGCCTTCCTCCCAGAGCGCACACTCGAGGTGGTACATTTTCGAGGAGCGGTCTTCCTCGTCAATGAACACGTCATCTGTAGCCAGGTCAGTGATGTACGAGCGGTTGACCATGCCGAGGACTTCATACATAGCGGGGGTGTCAGTGGGGAAGTCTTCTTCCTCGATGCCCATTCGTTCGACAGGTGGGTACTCGGCTGCGAACTCGGCTGCGGTGATCTTCTCATCGCTGACCGTGAGTGTGATTTCCCATGGCTTCGCTCGCTTGCAGTTGTGCGTGAACGGGACCCTAAGCTTCTTCGACAGGGGCCAGCCACGATCCATGCCGTCGTTGCGGTGATCCTCATAGAGTGCTCGCGAGAGGGCTTCCAGCATGTCATTCGACAAGTCCTCGGCATCATCAAGCAACCAGTATCCCTGCCAGTGCTTCTCACTGGTCTGAACAAGGATAGAAGGCTGAATCCTCAGCTTGTCAATAGGGCAGTCATCGCCATCTGACCATACGCATGACGCCTTGATGACTTTATCCTTGGCCGCGTGGCGGGTGTTCGACAGGGCCGGCGGCTTCGTGTACAGGAAAGGCGAGTAGTACACATCAAGGTCAGCATGTGCCTTGGTGTAAGCCACCATCTTGTCGAGTTGTGCGGGCAGGTTGAACCAGCGGAAGTTTGTGAGGCCACCCATAGGGCCTTTAAGAATGATGGGAGTCCAGCCTTCACTGTCTGGGAAGACTGCCTGAAAAAACTCTTTGAGGTTCATTGCTCTCCTTTCGTATCTGCCTATTGTAAGGCGGGGTCACGCCTCTTGTCGAAGCGTGACCCCACCTAGTTGATTGACGGTCAGAGTTCGATCTTGGAAGCCTTGGACTTCTTAGGCTTCACATCATCCCATTCGACCTTCTTGATATTGTTGCGCTTACGGATCTCACCGTTGTACTCGGACTCCTCGATATCAACGGTGATCGTCGCCGTCTTGCCGACAATATCGAGAGCAACCTGGTAGTAGTAGTCGGTGGTGCGTTCCGTGCGCTCGGTAGGCCAAGGGTTACCCGACGCAGTGCAGAACTTGGGAAGGTCCCAGTGCAGACCATTCTTAGTGACCATGCCCAGCCAGTAACGAATCTGGCGCGCCGCGTGCTCGCCTTCTGTGACCATGAAATCGACCGTGTACATGGGGTTGCCCTTCTTGGACTCTCCAAGCTCACAGCCATCAACGGTCACTTTGTACAGCCCCTTGGGCAGAGGCTCGAAAGACATCGACTCAGCAACGTCCAGGCTCATCAGTGCATCGAAATCAATCATTGTTGTTCTCCTTCTTCTTGTTGGTGATGATGTAGTTGTTGATAGTTTCAGGCAGCCACCCGTAGGTGACTAGCTTGTCATGTCGAATGATAGCATCCGGCTGTGGAAAACCCTTGGAGTTTTTTCTGATACGGTACAAGATTGTCGTACGGTTGATGGCAGTCTTTTCAATCACGTCAGTGATCGACATGTACTCAGTCGCCATCATTCGACTTCGTATCGTAATGCATATGAACCCAGTGCAGAATCTTCGACATGGTTGGGTTTCCAATCATTGGTGGCATGTTGTCGAAGCGTGTCTTAGTCAGGATACTAGACGACGACTTGACGTTCAGGACGACAACAAGGTTCTCTTCCTCATTGTCTCCTACATCCTCCCACGTCATACGACCAATAAGGTCGAAGATGGAAGGAAGCTTCTTGAAGCTCTTCTTACCTTCGAAGTCAGGTGCGATCTGGGAGAGGCGTTCCGTCTCCACAATTTCGCGTGACTCGTGGGTGATACAGATGATATTCAGAGACATATCGAAGGCGATCATGTTCACAAGGTCCAGTACCCTGTCGTATGCCGCCGCCCACATCGCAAAGGTATCCTTCGGATTGATCGCTGAGAAGTGGAGTTTAATAAGCTCCTGAAGTCGGTCAACCGTATCGATAATAACTGTCTTGAAGGGCTTATCCTTGGCCTCACCAATCTTGACGAGCAGGTCTGCGAACTCCTTGTACGTCGCGGGCTGCACAACGAGCATGCTGTCCAAGTCGCCATACTTAGCAGCGGGCGCAGTGCCCCGCTCCAAGTCAACGTACAGGACGGGACTAAGCTCTTCGACAGTACTGGCTGTCGAAGCAAGCGAAGTCTTTCCTGTGCCGGAAGGCCCATAGAGCAGAATCTTCAGCTTAGGAACATCCTTGCGGGGGTCTGAAACCTCAATGTTGAGGCCTGTCAGGAAGCTATCAAACTTTCCCATGTGTTCTCCTTTCTTCTCTACCGCTTAAAAGCGCAGTAGTAACAGCCCGGATGGCTATCGAGTTCTCCAATATGGTCCCGATTTTCATCGGCCCACTGGAAGATTTGGTTGGCTCGTTCGAGGACTGCGTGAGCTGCTGCCCTGTCGTACTTGAAGCATAGCTCATGACTAGCCTGCAACACACTCTCGATGGTGCAGTCCCTCGGGAAGAGAATGAGCGAGCAGTAGTTCACCTCGCGCCCACTGTTCTCCATACCCAGCCCGTACAACATCATTTGATAGTAGTACTTTTTGAGCTGAAGCTCAGTGCGAGAGTCCGAGTAGAACTCTGGCTCTTGATGTTCATTGAAGAAGGTTGCTGACGAGAAGGCCTTGATCTTCTTCTTCGACAACACTTTGTAGTCAACGACATGCCCTGTCGCCACGTCGAAGCCATCACAGGTACCAGAGATGTCTCCGTACCCGTCGATGGTGCCGACAGTTACCTTAGTCTCCTTGAGGTAACCCTTGAGGCCAATGACATTCTCTAGGTAGAGGTGGAAGGCCGTGCCGATTATCGGCGCGAGGGGATGGTTGTTCTCATCCTCGTGGATACCAAGCAGCTTCTCTGCAAGACAACGCTCACAGAGGTCTCCCAGTTCAGACGGGCCGACCTTACGTTGCCTGTCACGCGGCGAGGGCTTCGACAGTTCCCGGATAAGAGAATCGTAGATGTCACTCATGAGATGCCCACTCCTTGTATTGCTCTTCATTCATGATGTACAAGTTCCAAGCGAACTGGTACAGCTCATCTAGAGGCGACTCAATGAAAACCAGAAAGTCGCCTTCCTTAATGACCTTCCACAACTCCCGTGTCCCAAACAACGGGACACACGAAGTGTGGCGCACGATCTGATCCGAGCCAGTCTTAACCTCCCACCTTGTCTTGCGAATTTTTTCCTGTTCGACGGTTGTAAACATGAATCCAGGTGGAACCTGGATAACCAGCTTACCCTTCGACATGATGGACTCCCTTCGACAGGCCCATGAGGAGAGCAGTTGCCTCACTAGAGTTGTTATAGTCTCCGAGGTACACAACCTCCACGATCTCAGGACAAGATGAGATGAGGTGTGCGCACCCACGACAAGGATAGTGGGTCACATAGAGAGTGTATTCACTCCCATGTTCTGCCATCTTCCGGATGGCACCCCTTTCCGCGTGCACAGTGTTGACGCAGTGGCCGTCCACCATTCTGTGCCCGCCTGTGTCGCACGGCTCAAGGCCAGGTGGCGTCTCGTTAAAAGCACGCGACACCACCTGGCCGCTCGCGCGGTCAACGATCACACACCCGACATGCGCACGGTCGCAACGAGACTTCTTAGCCTCGTCCCGCGCTGCCTTAATGTACTCTCTCACTTGGAAAGAATCTCCTTATGCTCCGGTGACATAGTAGCTGCCCATCCGAGAACCTTGTATCCGAAGTCGGTGACTCCCAAACGAGGGTCAATGATCTTCGGGACACGTGACCACTTGTAATCAAGGAACGCAAGAGTGTTGCCACTCATATAACGCATGAGCCTTGCAAGTGCAGAAGTCTTCAGAACGACCATGTTGCCGTCTTCATCCTCCTTAAGCGCAAGCAGACTCATTCCACTCAACCGTGCCGAGTAGGGACAAATGTTCTCAGGGAAGTCATCCCTGTAGAACCCTACCTCGTTTCGGTCATGATCCACCCACATGAGTGACAGGTCAAGAGGCTTTGCGGCGTTGAGGTCAATATTATTCGACACCAGCTCTCGTGCGTTACACTTCAGGTCAGTCAGTGTTGGCACGGTGAAAACCCGGTTACTGAAAGGATCAACGACAGCCATCTCGTTATCGCCCGTCCACCACTGTGCACATACTGTGCCACTAGTGTTAATCAATCGCAGATCACCATTCGCGAGACAAGCTGTCCCAAGTTTTACCCCGCTCGGGGTGGTGACAACACCATCTTCGACAGGAAGATACTCCCGCTTGATGTAGTCAGACGGCAAATCCTCCCAACCGTAGCCAAGGATGGGGCTATAGATTTCCTTGATGCTTACTCCCATGTCTCTCCCTTTTCGTAGTAATGAAATTCAATAATATGGACATAGTGTCGAATTGGGGACTGAATCCTGTCGCTAATGTAGTACCTGACAGCATCGAAGTCGATTGACACTGTTCGTGATGTGAACAGGTGTTCATCACCCTGCAGGGTATACCACAGGTGAACTTCCTGGCTGTCGCTGAATGAGGTCGCATTGTTTGCGGCTTCAGTTTCTTTCCGACCATCCAATGCCACATAGGTCGACCACTTGTAATCAAGCACATGAATGCAGACGACACTGCCATCAGTGAACTGAATATATGCGTCCCTGCTGTTGTCTAGCCAGAACTTTTCCACATTCTTCTTCAGAAGCTTAGCGACCGTTTTGTGATTGCACTCCACAATCTGCATCAGTTTTCTCCCTTCATCATAAAGCGAGTGAGCACCCAAACGATCACGAACAGGACACAGAGCACTGGCAGGGCTGCAAGACAGAGGATGCCAGCAACCACAAGGTACATGCCCCATGACGGGAACCAGAGGGCGGGGGCAATCATGATGGCACAGCAGATAGCCACCGTGAGCGAGTATTGTTTGCGATCATGCATAGTAGTTTCCTTTCGGTTGTTGTTTCTTTCCTAGATTAGGCCGCTGGCCTTCAGTCTGTCAAACCGTTCCTGCAAGCGGCCTAGCACACGGGCATCCACCGTGTCGATAGCTTGAATCAGGAAGCGGTTGACAGCCGTCTTTTGCCCCTGTCGATTAAGGCGTCCCGTCGCCTGTTCGTTAATGACCAAGCTGTTCGACTGGCTCAGCCAAATTTCCGTATGACACACGTCTTGGAGCCCATCGACACCCTCACTCATAGCCTCATGCTGAGCGACAATGACACGGACTGTCCCGTCAATCATGGCGTGGAAGTCACCACGCGACTTACCGGAGACTTCAAGGCAGGAAATGCCGGCCTTGCGCAGACGGTGCAACACTGCCTTGATGAACTTCTGGGAGTGTACCCACACAACGACAGGTTCATTCTCGGGAAGATCAGCAATGATGTCCATCATTGCGTCTAGCTTTGAGGACTTACAGTCTTCCTTGTAATCGACAGCCCCATCTTCGTTAAATGATGGCACTCCCAGTGTCATCTGTCGAAGCCGTAGGTCTAGCTCCATGGGAATAGACAAGGCCAGTGGGTTGTCTCCCAGGAATGTCAACGCCTTTTCTTCCAGCTCGTTGTACATCTTGCGTTGCGTGCGAGACAATTCCACTTCGACACGGTGAATAATCACGCCGGGTAGCTCCGGGTTTGCCTCAGCCTGAGACACCTCATGGTACGAGGGCGCACCACGTCGGACCATACCAGGATACTTCTCGCTCGTGTAGTTCTTCCCGAAAGCACTGAAAGGGTTGAACTCTTCCGTGAAGAACTTGGCACAGAAGTCCCAGTAGCCGCCATAGTGGTTGGGCCATAGGAACTTCAATGCTGCCCAAATGTTGCAGGGTTTATTCCCTGCTGGTGTCGCACTCAAGGCGAGCCGATACTCGGCTTGAATGTTCCGTGCAACAGCAAAATTCAGGGACGAATGATTACACGCGCGATGCCATTCGTCGGCAATGACCATGCCGAATTTGACACCATAGAAGGGCTTGCTTACGGCTTTATAGACCTCCTTCTTAGCCTTGCCGTCCCAGCGCTTTTCCTTATTGCGTGAGCGCATTAGCTCCCAGGTAATAAAGTAGACGCCAGGTTTGTGGGCTTCAAGGTTGTCCCATACTTGCAGAGCAGCTTTGGTTTTCTTCCCCGACAGGGTGACCATTTCAAGGCCTGCGAGCATTTTCCAGTGCTTGCGCCATCCTGATTCAGTGCGGACAGGTGCAACCACGAGGATGATTTGATCCTTGATTGTATCCCCGAATGCGTTTATGGCATTCCACACCGACACAGCGGTCTTGCCTGTCCCGAGACCCGCGCCTACCAGTCCCGTGAAAGGCGTTTTAGAGCCTGCTAGCCCTTCCAATACGCGGGACTGGTAGGAACGGGGGGTGAATGTCATTTAACAAACCTCCGGTAATCAGTTATTTTCCTTCATTAGCCTAGCTCCCAGAAAACAACCTGTTCAGTGGATTCCATGTCCTGTGTGAGCATGGCGTTAAGGACGACATCTAGTCCGAGCTTATCCAGGGCAAACTGTAGATCCTCATTGAGTGCCGACACATCCGTCTCAGGGCGTTCAACACCCCAATACCCGTCACGCCCAACCTCAGCACAAATGGTCAGGTCAGTTCCATCATACAGGTAGGTTGCTATGCAGAATCCCTGGTCAACAAGCTCGTTAATGTCATGCTTTGCGGCCACCTGTCGGATAGCAGCTTCGACAGCCTCAACACAAACCTGCTGGTACTTTGTAGTGATTTCATCTAGAGACATGTCAGTTCCTTTCTGTTGCAATAATTTCTGCATAGAAGATGCGATCCTTAACGACACCTTCTGCGTATTCAATTTCTTCAAGGCTATCCTCATTGAATGTTGCCTTGATGTCGAATGTTGGTAGTTCGTGCACGCCGGGGATGACAACGAGTGTTGCCCAATCCTTCACCCACAAGAATCGGCCATTCTGTCCGCCCCACTCTTCGTAACCGACGGAAGAAAGAGCCTCATTCCACCACTGATGGAAACCAAGCCCACGAATCCAGTCATCGTGCATGGCCTCCCAACCAAGTGTAGGCAGCTCACCGTCATGGTACAGCTCATAGAAGATGTCTTCCTTAAACTCTTCCAACTTAACAGTTGACCCTTCCACCCAATCATTTAGCATTACGGCTTCTCCTCAATATAAATACTTATGCCGTTAGGCAATTCAATTTCTTCCCCTGTTCCCAGGGTTTTGTTAATGATTTCAGCGGCTCGCATCTGTCGCACAGACTCACGCCACAGACTTGAGTATTCGACTAGCTCGTTATCTTCCAGGGCACGGGCAGTGGCTTCCACCTGTTCAAGGGTGTAACCACTACCCGTGCCGTATGTCTTCCACCTCATCGGAACGTCGCGTAGACCTCCGACACATTGGTGACAGGTTCCAGGTCAATGAGACCCAGACTTGCAAGCTTACGCGTGTTCAGCTTGGGCTTGTCGTAGCAAGCCTCACGCACTGCCTTGGGCAGTTTCTTGAAAGCTGCCATCTTCTCAACCGCCGCTGGGTTAACTGTGCGACGCACCATGAACGACACGGACGTGTCTCCCACCGTAATCTTGTCGCCGGGTTGGAAGGCTGCGCACAGCTCACGCTTCAGGTTGTCACGGACCTCGGTTAGCTCAGCAATCTCAGTATTGAGCTTGCTGATACGTGTAACGAGTGCTTCAGTGTTCATTGGTTTTTCTCCTTCTGTTGTCTTACCGCAAAGTACTAGGGTTGTTTTCGTTCATCCATTCAATGTTTTGATGTGTGTCACCAAAGCATTCTTCCAGACTATCCCAATGGAGTACCTCTAGATGGGCCGTGAGTCCAAGGTTTGCAGACTTCCACCCCAATTCTGAAATTAGGGAATAGGTGTAATCAGCAATGTGAAGTTTGATAAACAAGTGATTCACAGATGTTTTATCAGCAAAAGAGTAATCACGATAAAAATCGTAATCATCAATACTACCATCAAACCAGGGGTTGCCACCATATAGCCATGCATTTTGTTGATTAATGGTGCGATCCTCATTAGTTTTTCCGTTGTTCCTAAACTCAATAACTTGGTTGTTTTTGAGTAGGAAATAGATATGATTTGCCTCACTGTAAGCACCGACAACACCAATGCATGCAAGTTCTCTGAGTATTTCATTGCTAATATCAAGCTGTTTCATTTACCTGATTTCCTTTCAGTTAATGCGACGAATAATACCTTCGACACACATGGAAGACAGTGTGTCCTTCACATAATCATTCCAATCGTCCCACGCGACTTCACGTGCAATCTGACTCGCAGTGTAAACCCTGCCAAAGATAAGGCTAGGCTTACTCGCCTCGTCAAATACACGCGCACAGGCATCTTCAAGGGTTTCAAGTGTCGTGAGGGAACCGTCTTTCTTGACGTAATCCCACATGTCCGGTTCAATTCCAAGCTCCGTGGGGCTGTAAGACTTTCGCAACTCCCAATCGACAAGCAGTTCAGGATCGATCTTCCCGTACATCATTGTTCCTTTCATTCCGCAATGTTTATGATGTAACACTCTTTAGTGTCTTGGTCCCAGATGAACTGGTGCGCCCAGCCATGTAGGAAACACATGTCATCAAGGTTCACACCTTCGATGCCCGCCGTCTCGTAGTACCACCACAGTAGATTGTCAGTTACGTTCGTTCGACACCGCCATACGAGACCTTCGACAGCCACGAAGATGCCTGACTCCTCGTTTTCAGAAAACAGGTCCAAGTAGCCGACGAACTCATACCCCCGCATCGTAAACCAAGGATTGATGAGTGTCAGGTCCCATCCTGTCGCATCGTTAACGTACCCAGCAACAGAGAGTTGCAGCTTGTTTAGGTATGAGGGATAGTCGCTTTGCTTGTAGATTTCTTCAACTAGCTCTTCCCACATTTTGCTACTCACTCACCCCACATCTCAAAAATAAGGTTATCAAGATAGTCGACCGCGTTGGCAGTCACATAGGCTACCCATTCACTGTCATTGTCTGGGGTCCCACCGTCTTCGACGTAATGTTCCCACAATACATCTTCGATATCCCAGTTATAGAAAGTATGGCCCTTGTAGTGCAACTGCGGGTCTGACCAAGGACCTCGCCATTCAAACTTAATACCTTCAATCCCATACCAGTTAGGCATCTTCGTCTTCTCCAATCTCTTTTAGCGGTTCATAAATATGTGCTTCACACATGGTGGCTTTCAGATTCTCCC